AATAGAACTTTAGCCAGTTCATATTCTATTTGAGACAGGTCACTAGATGCTGAGTACGAATTTCCCGGAGTACTACGTGAAGCCATTATGTACTCTCTCTAGAGATATGCTCGGTTAAATTAGAAGTTGGATCTAGGCGACTGCAAAATAACATTGCAGCGTCTGATTCGTACTCCCATCCTGCCAACTCTTTGTTCCACTTGATTGGCTCGTTGTCTCGCCAAGGACCTACGGGAGAGTTAGCGTCGGTACCTAGCTGTGGTCCTGTGTACATTAGAGCGTCGGTAAGTAAAGTTTTACCTGCTTCTACAGCAAGGTCATGCTGAGTCTTGTCAGCCATGATTTAAGAAAGTGCGCCAAGGGCGGCTAGTTGATTTTTAAGACATTCATGTGCAGCGTAAAATTCCGTACCTTCAGCCACTGGATTGGTATACGAGGATGTGACTGTGGATGGATCTACACCTAACGACAGGCATAACACTTGAGTAGAATATTCTAAGTATTCCTTAGCTTCTGCTTTAGCTGCCGTAACTTGAGCTTCTGTTAACGCCATGAGGTTATCCTAACGCAGTTAAGTCAGATTTGCATTTAATAATGCGTTCGTTCAGGGATTGTATACGCCTCTCTGGCTCATATATTTTACCTGTGTCGCTGTCTGCTGGTTCTGCTGGTGCTGTGTAATCCGCTGGTAATGTGTTAGCGTCTACGCCTTGTCTAAGGCATACTTCATAAATCTCTTGTTCCATTTCACCAATGACTTTTGTTAGTATCGTCTTCTTGGTTGCATCTGGAATTGGTTTAGAAAAGTCCATTAATTGTGTCCTCTAAGAATTAGTTCCTGATATAAAGAATACCATAGCGTGGTACGATATAAATGACATATTAGCGTTTAGGGGGTGCCTGTGGGCGACCAAGATTCCCTACAAGTCGCTAAACAAAAGATAGATAAGGTCTTTAAAGACCTAGATGTAACAACACCTGAGGCTTCAACCAGAGCAGTTAAAAATCAAATAAAGTCTGCACAGTCTTTAATAGACAAAGCCAAAGACAACATCGCTTACGTTCTGGGTCTACCCGCAGCGATTACTGGAGCCTTTGGCTTCTTGTGGGATTCATCTTCAGACGAAGCCGCCTTGCAATATCAAGTGGATCAGTTAGAGACTGCCGTAGCCGATTTAAAGGCCGAGAATGATCTTCTGGGAGGGGGTACCAAGAACTGGTCTCTCAATCCAGCAGATGCCCCCGGTGGGTCTCTAACGGTAATTCTAGTAGCTGGACTAATAGTAGTACTACTAATACTGCTCTTCTGGTATCAGAACAGGCGTAAAAACAGACAGTGAAGAGGCTCGCGGCGGTTGTTATCGCCGGAGCACTCCTCTTTGCAGGGTGTGCTAGTGGCGACGACACAGAAGAAAATAGTACTACTACAGTAGTAACATCCACGACTTTAACTCCAGATGTGACGGTAGTCCCAGATGTAACGATAGCCCCAGACCAAGACACACCCACGGACACGCCCACGCCTGCCCCAGTGGGGCACGCATTGTCATTTACACCTGATGAGGATTCATTCTCTTTTGAAAACTTTGGTGGGGGTGAAGCCCCTGCCGATTTAACGGTTAATATGGCTCGCCGTTTATATGGTGACGCACAGGTTTGTTCAGATGTTACTGACAGTAAGTGTACGCCTTACCCAGTGATCCTTCAGTTGATGTCACAGGCAAACAAGTCGATGAGGGGTGGACTTTGTGAGGGATTAGCAGTACTGAGTATGCGACTAGCTGGTGACTTAGAAACATTAACGTCATATCAAGGCACCGACACTGTCGCCCAGTTGATTAAGGAAGACCCAGCACTACTGTCTGAGATTGCCTATTGGTATGTAACCCAGTTTGCAATCGAGGTACAACAGGAGGCCGCCGCCTACCTTGATATGTCACCCAAGGAATTAGCCGAGGTTCTGTTGTATGACTTCTCAGAATCCGAGGCTGGAAGAAACCACACAGGTTTCACTATGGGCATCTATTCAGAGCACGGCGGTCACGCCATTACGCCATACAAGGTGGAACAGGTTGGGGGTGGTTATCGAATATACGTATACGACAGCAACTGGCCTAACGCCGAGAGATGGATTGACGTAGACGACGATGGTTGGGTATACGCCCTAGCCGCAACTAACCCAACTGAAGAGGCTGAGGCATGGGGCGGTGGCACAGGCACCATGGAACTGACACCTATGAGTATTAGAAATGGGCCGTTTACTTGTGGTTTTTGCCCTCAGGAAGGCTCTACCAAATCAGGAACACTACTAACAGTTGCCGCATCTGGAAGTAAGCAGATGAGTTTAAAGATAGTAACTGAGAGTGGACAACGTCTTGGGTACTACGACGAAGGGTTTGTTAATGAGATACCCGGAGCCACCTACCGTTATTTGATTTCTGGTCCATCCACGTCTGACCCTGTAATGGTTTTCTTGCCACCAGACGTTGAGACCTTTAGTGCTGACGTAGAAGAGATAGATGTTCCTGCTCCAGATATCTATATAGAAAACCAAGACACCGAAGCGCCGGAGGTAATACTGCCGGAGCAGGAACAAGAAGATAGTACTCCACAAAAGTTCTCATTACTACTATTGAATGAAGAAAAGTCTGTTCAAATTGAAGCAACAGTTGCAGAGCCTGAACCAGAGCCAGAAGTCGGTGAGGTCGTAGAGGTGCAGTCACTTATTGCTTTCTCGGAAGAGTCACTAAACATTGCTGAGATCGAGGAGGCTACGGTAGCCATAGCTATTGATGCTCTGGAGATTGAAGTCGAGTTAGATGAAGGTCAGCAGATAGCTATTGAGTTTGCTCCCGAGCCAGTAAATGTAGACGACCCAGCCCCAGAGATGCTGGACTTGGAGATACAGAGTAGCGAGGGCGAGGTACTGGCTGAGATTGAAGTTGACGTATCCCTATATGCTGTCGATGCGCCTCCACAAGATGTTGATAATGATAGCCCCATCCCCGAACCTACACCTCAGCCTGTTCAAATTGAGATTACTTACGACGAAGTATTAAACGAGGTTATACAAGAGGAAGAGGAAATAGGGCAATGGGTAGCATCCGATGCGGAGTACTTTCTAGCGGTAGCTGAGGACAGACTGGACGAGGTACTGGGAGACTCTTGGGTTGAGGAGTTTGAGGAAATTGAAGAATGGGAACCTCTGTTCGAGGAAGATGGCTTCGACTTAACTGAGGTAATACTCAATGTCGATGAAGAATACTGGGAGGACGAACAGTGGGAAGAAATAGATTATGATGAGGAGTGGTTCGAGGAGCAAGAATTAGAACTTCTAGAACTATTTAATGAAGAGATTGAACTCGAAGAAGTGTTTGAGTTCGTAGACAACATTGATATGGAGGAATACTGGGAATGGGAAGAAGAAGATGAGTGGTCCGATTGGGAGACATTTGACGACTGGGAAGAAACTCCAGAAATTATTGAAGAGGAACTCTTTGAAGAGGAGGACTGGTGGGATGAGCAACCGGAAACGTTGGAAGGCGATGAATGGTTAGAAGAGGAGTGGCTTGAGGAAGAGTGGTTAGTAGAGGAAGTACCGCCAACCACTACATGGATGGACGATTGGGATGAAGAAGAACTAGGGCCTATCCCTGAGGACATGCTCGAATGGACAGACGAGGAGTTTGAACTCTTAGAATCTTTCTTAGAAGAAGTTCCACCAGAGGAAGAAGAATTAGAAGTCTGGGAGCTTGATCCTTTCCTTAATACGGAAGAGGAATGGGAGGAATGGGAAGATGAGTTTTGGTTCGAGGATTCCGAGATAGAGGATGATTGGATAGAAGATTGGATAGAAGAAGAAACAGACCAAGAGTGGCCAGAGCCTGAACCTGAGCCTGAACCTGAGCCTGAACCTGAGCCTGAGCCTGAACCAGAGTGGGACAACCCTTACGCAGATTGCATAGGCACAGCCGCTTGTGCTGATGCACCGGGAGGTTTCGACACTTGGGCGCAATGGGAGTCAGCTAATAATCCTAATTATGTAGCTCCTGAAGTTGGCGATCCTGATTATGTGCCGCCACCACCACCACCACCAGTTTACGTTCCTGTCTACTGGACTTACTCTGATCCTTTAATCACTAGCCGGTTTAATGACACTACTGAGTCAACAGTCACGACAGTGTTAGCTAGGGGTGAGGATGGGCATTGGTATGAGACACACACAACTGAAACGACTGTCACAACCACGACTTACACTACTAATGGGACTCAACAGTTCGGTTGTGTAGATAATGCTTGTGCCTCATCAGGCACCACTTGGGGTGATGAAACAAGCGTTGAGACTGTAGCGGTGACTACAGCGGCAACAGTTGTTCCAGCTTCTTGTTCGCAAGGTGGTTGGACTGGCTTGGGTGACTGGTGCATAGTTGATTCCAGTAGTCGAAACGATTACGACCATGTTGCTTTCTCGGTTCCTACTGCCGCTGAAGAAAATATTGCCTGTGATTGTGAAGATGGTGATGGGCTTATGGACATTCGCATTGATGCAGAATCAAATCTGACACAAGCGCAGTTCGGCTCTAATAACGAACACGCTGATCCTTACATCTTTCTGAATCACGACACAGATCCAGACGATGGCGACCATTCAGGAGACATGGATGAGATAACAGTTGGCAATCAGATTCAAGCAAACGATGACAGCGGTAGAGACTGTGGTAGCACTTGTAACAACCCACCTAGCACCGCCACAGACCCAGATGAAACACCTAACGTAACACTCGCTAACGGTGAGCCAGTTATTGATAATGTGTCTGACTCTTGGGACTCTCGTATAACAAGAGAGCTATCAGCAGGCGATTATGTGGTTCGTGCTTCGGTGTATAATAATGCTAATAGCGGATGGTATCGCTTGACAATTAGAGATGCGGATGTGACCTACCCATGAAACATGAGGATGTAAAAATGAAAGTTTGGATCGACCAAGATCTTTGTACAGGGGACGGACTATGTGAAGAAATCTGCCCATCGGTTTTTGCTATGGGAACGGATGGTCTTGCCTATGTCAAAGAAGAGAATTGGCCTACGGTGTACAACGATGGAACCAACGTCTATGAAGAACCAATACTACAGATGGCAGATGGCTTGGCAACAGTTCCCGGCTCAGATGTTGAAGCAGCCATAGAGGCGGCAGACGAGTGTCCCGGTGAGTGTATTTTTATTGAAGTATTATAATTCCGTAGTGCTAGACTGTATACGTACTTAATTTGGATACTTTAAGGAGTAAAAGTGGATAACGAACCAGAAATAAGCATCAATCCTCAAACGATCATTAATGAACTTCAGACCCGTGTAAATGGGTTGCAGGGAGAAAACATCGTACTTTCTGCAATGGTGACAGAACTTAAGGCTCGTGTTGAGGAATTAATCTCAGAGGAGTCTACAGAGGATGGCAACAGCGAGACCTGATAAAGGCGAGGCTAAAGGCACCGCTGGTTCAACTGATTTCACGTTCACTAAGGAACGAGAAAGAGAAGATCAGAGAAAAGTAGCCGCTGGGGAAGAGCCGGGACCGGGATACTTTGAGCCTGTGTATGTAGATAGTTCTAGAGTAGCAGCTATACGGTATGTCCCATACGATCCGAATGACGCTGAGTCTGGTGTTGGTACCGTTTTTGTAAGGTTTCATAAGTACGACGACCCGTGGGCCTACTACGATGTGCCTTTTAGCATATACAACGAGTTTGTAACAGCATCTTCAGTTGGTCGCTATATTAACGCTCAGATGAACTCCTATAACTACAACAGGGCTTCAGAATCAGAAGTAAGCGATTATTTCGCCGGGATGTAGTATGTGGTACTGGTTAACTGTAGGGGTATTGATTGTCTTTGGAGTAATGATACTGTATACATGGTATGACTACTATAAATAAAGTTATTGGGTACAGCCCTTTAGTTGTAGGTTTACTTCTGTTACCAGTACTCCCTTTTATGCGGGGCTGGTTTTTACTAGGCTTTTCTATAACTGGTATCATTTGTTGGTGGCTAGTATTGCGAAATACACTGGATTTAGTTCAGGGGGTGGGGCCGATTTATTGGCTTACACGTCAGACCACCATCAAGAAAGTGGGTGTTCAGAAGTCGTTTATGAGGGAGACAGATTATCCATGGCGAACTGGTAATGGACTACAGTTTGTGGTTCCATTCCGAACATTCCAAATAGGTATTTGTAAACCATCAGAGCATTACACGGTTGAGTCCGGTCTCCTACATTCACTTGTTGGTCGGCCTCTACCTGAAGATCCAGAGGAGATTGGCGAATGGTAATGAAGTTTTGGCAAGGTGAAAAAGAGCATCCAGTACGCACGTTAGAGCGTCCTTCCCGTGTGACCAAAATGTCCACTAAGGACTTACTCGACTGGATGGATTTAGAAATAATGCAACTAGGTCAAGCCTTTGATCAATGGAGGTTTCATAACAATGGTGCAGATGAGGTAAATAATAGGTTAGATACTCTTGCCACTATGTGGGATGAGTTGTCTGAAAGAAAAGAATGAGCACTGAACTTCTAGACACCGAGGAAGTAGAAGACGAGTTTGATGCCGTTGCTGATATCGACGAGGAGCTAGACGAGGCTTCAGCAGAGTTTGTTTCTGAGTTGTGTAACAAGTTGGTTATTTTTACTGAGGAGTTTTGCGATGTCGCGTTATTCCCTTATCAAGTTCCTATCGCCTACCGCTTTATAGAGTCCATTGTTGTAGGAGATGGTGAAGAGCTAACGCTTATAGCCACTAGACAGAGTGGTAAGTCTGAGGTACTGTCAAACGTCATTGCATCCATGATGGTGATACTTCCAAAGTTGTCAAAGATTTACCCCGTATGGCTGAGTAAATTTGATAAAGGTTTCTGGTGCGGGGTGTTTGCACCAACCGAGGATCAGGCTGACACAGTTTTTAGTCGGATAGTCAGTAGGTTAACTAGTGACCACGCCATGGAGTTTCTACTAGATCCAGAGATTGACGACCGAGCGTCTTCAGGTGGCGCTAGAGGTAAGGGTAAAATACTGTCCCTCAAGAACTCGGGATCTATTTGCCGTATGCAAACCTGCAACCCAAAGGCAAAGATAGAGTCAAAGACCTACCATTTGGCGGTTGTAGATGAAGCCCAAGAAGCTGATGAGTTTGTTGTCACTAAGTCTATAAAGCCTATGCTTGCGTTTAATAACGGATCAATAGTAATGACGGGTACTGCTACGCGTAACAAGTCGTACTTCTACAAGATGATTCAGTTTAATAAACGTCGTGACATTGCAAAGAAACGAGGACAGAGACAGTCACATTTTGAGTACGACTGGCGTACTGCTGCCAAATATAATACCAATTACGGCAAGTTTATATCTAAAGAAAAAGTGCGAATTGGAGAGGATTCCGATGAGTTTCGTATGTCATACCTTAATCACTGGATTCTTGAAAAGGGTATGTTCGTTACGGAGGAGCGCCTAGACAGACTCTATGACTCGTCTATGCCACTGGTTACAGAGTGGTGGCGTACCCCTATTGTTATTGGTATTGATGTTGCCCGCTCAAATGACTCAACTGTGGCTACAGCCGTATGGGTTGACTGGGATCATCCTGATGGGCTTGGTTTCTTTGAGCATCGTGTACTGAATTGGATGGAGTTACACGATACTGACTGGGAATCCCAGTACTTTAAGATCGTTGATTTTGTAAGGAATTATGATGTATTACGTGTAGGTATTGATGCTCAAGGAGTAGGTGGAGCAGTAGCGGAACGTCTAGCACTCCTACTTCCAGACATGGAGGTTCTACCTTTATCGTCAGATGCCAAAGCCCAGAATGAGAGGTGGGTACATTTGACAGAGTTGATTCAGCGAGATCAGCTTATAATACCGGGGCACTCAAAAGCGAAGCGAACACGTCGTTGGAAGAAGTTTAATCAGCAGATGGTTGACTTAGAGCGTGTTAACCGTGGACCATATCTATTAGCAGAGGCTCCTGATGAGAGGGGTGCATTTGATGACTACCCAGACAGCTTGGCTTTAGCCTGTCACTTGACAGTTCACGATATTATGCCAACTATCTCAGTTGCTGAAAATCCCTTCTTTGATTAGTGGTAGAATATACGAGAGATACTTATAAGTTATCCTTCGGAGGATCTAATGGCTAATGTAATGAATCCAACTGTTGCCCCGGCCCCTCAGTTCCCGGAACGCGGCCCAGAGGTGGGCAGCCACGGGTTTGAGAGGACGCTTGGGCCAGATGTACCTATGCAGCGTGGACCGCTGCGGTTTGAAGAGGGTGTTGCTACCGACACTGACGTACCAAACGATTTCGCAATCGGAGCGTACTCTGACACTTCATCCGCTCCGGGTCGCCCTAATCACAACAATCCAGACATGGTATACAAACCAGCCGAAGTCACGATGCAAGAGCGAGCCCACGTTGGGTCTGCTTCATGGATCGAGGCACCGTCTGTACTTGGAGAGTTTGTTCAGGGTGTTGTTGCAGGTGATGGGATGCCTCAATTTGAGCGCTCCTTTAACTCTGGTGCACACATGAATCGTCCAAGCGCCGTTCGCGTAAACGACTAGTCCGACCTATTTAGTTAGGTTCGGCCGTGCCGTACGACATAACTAGCGGTCAACAATTTAGAGCAGTTTCCAATCGTATGACTACGATGGGGTTGCATTTACCTGACTCAACAGTGGAGGAGGGTATTAACTGGTTTCCGTCAGTACATGAGGCCGTTAAAAAACAGGCATCAAACATAGGTATAACGCCATCTCAAGGCGCTGGTATTGTCGCCGCTGTATCGCCAAACATGGACTTTGAAGCTCGTAATATAAAAGCTCTTGACGAAATACAAAATATACCTGCTGAAGGTTGGGATATGGTGCGGGCTGGTAAAGTTAAGGCACCTGACGGTCGAAGCATCCAGCGACGACTACCAGAGACTAGCGCCATGCTCTCTGAAGTAGCTCCTTCATTAGTATCAGCCTATGACACTAGTCTTTTGAGGGCTGAAAGGATACTAGGTGGACAACCATGGAGAGAAGTTATACCAATAAGTACCTCTCCTAAAACTCATAAGTTTGCTGAAAACATAGAAGACCCCACCTCCACCTCAGTAACTATTGATGGTAGAGCCGCTGATATTGTTGCTAACCAGCGAAGGGGATGGAAAGATGACCGTGGTATAAGTACGGCTAATCTAGTCTCCGGTAAAGAAAGCAGGTACGAGAGGCATGAGCGTGCCTACCAATCCACCACTTCGGAACTGAGTCAACAGGACACAAGGTTCACTGGTGTGACACCTAAAGATGTACAAGCTGTACTGTGGGTGGGGGGTAGAGGTGTAGAAAGGTCGCAACCAACTAAGAGTGGTGGTCAGCGAAAAGTTGGAGAAGCTAGAGTAGGTCAACCGTACGTCACCCCCGGTGGTAAACCTTTAAAACGTGATTCAAGATTTTGGGAGAAAGCATGACAGAAGCATGGGCAATCGTAATAGCCGCATCCGTAACTGGAGTCTTTGGACTACTGGGTATGTTTCTAAATAGATTTAGGGCAGAAAACCGCAGAGATCATGCTGTTGTGTCTGAAAAGTTAAATGACATAAAGCACATGGTGCAAGGTGTTAAGATGACTGTTAACCAGAATGGTGAGAAACTCACTGACCACTTAAAGTGGCACGATGACACTAAGCCTAAAAAGAAAACAGGGAAGAAGTCAACGACTAAAAAGTGAGACACACACCTGAAGGTGCTGTGTCGTGTAAGATATGTAGTAGCAGAAGGAGTACTTGCGGTGGGAAAAGAACAGACCCCAGTCACATTAGTTGAAGCACTTGCTACACCACTTCGTGACCCAAGGCCAAAGGAATGCTTATATTCCCGTGTTCGTGGTGAGTTATCCAAAGAGGAACAGCAGGCGCTAGACAGAGCATTGGAGAAAGTGCGTTCTGACAATAACAATGGTCAACGTAAAGTTTATTCCACAGGCTGGTTATCTAGTGTTTTGACCATGCAAGGTTATCCCATATCTGCTGCAACTATTCAACGACATGTACGACAGGTGTGTAATTGCCACACCGGAAAGACGGCGGATGACGAATGAAAGTAAATTATCTAAGCATTTAGATAAGGGACCACCAAAGCAAGCACTGGGAAAACTATCGGAG